TCGCCGGCGACGGCCGAGGCCAGCGACCAGGCCGTCTCGTAGGGCCGCAGGTTGCCCTGCGAGAGGCTGACGCAGCTCACGCGGAGCCGCATCGTGTAGGAATTGCTCCCGCCGTCGGCGTCGTTCCACGGGACGTTCGAGAGCACCTGGTACACCACCGCCGGATATTGGCTCGGCGAGGGCACGAGGACCGGCAGGACGTTTTCGCCGACGATCGCCGCAACCGCGGGGATTTTTTTCAGGCGGGCGGTGAGTCTGGCCTGTGGGAGCATCGAGTCCTCAGTGCTCAGTGGCCGGTCGTCAGTTGCAGCCGACAAGTGACGACTGACGACTATCCGGCGGCGTTTTCCTCGACGCCGTCTCGCACGGCCGCTTCGAAGGCTTCGTCCATCGCCGCCCGGCACTTCTCGAAGGCCGGCAGGGCGATGGGGTGCGGTTTCACGAAGCCGACTACGCGGCCGGCGCCGGTCAGGGTCCTGTTGTCGGCCTTCGGGGCCCGGCCGGCGATGCGGGCGACCGTGCCGCCGACCACCATGCGGTGGCCGTGCTCGACGAGCCAGCCGGCCGCGCCCAAGGGCCACTCGAAGCCGACCGCCGTGTACTCGATCCCGTTGGCGTAGTGCCGGGTGACCGCGACGGCCGAATCGCTCAGGTGCGCGATCCGCCGCTTCAGGGTCCGCATGTTCACGCGGATCTCGCCGCGGCCGTCGTGCTCCCGGGCCTCGGCCTTCAGGCTCCGGACGCCGACTTTCGCCGCGTCGTGCAAGGCCTGGCGGACGATCTTCGTCGAGAGCTGCCCCGGGAATTTTTCGAGGAACCTCTTCAGCTCGTCGAGGCCGTGGACGGTGAAGGAAACGGCGGACATGTCAGTCGTCAGTCGTCAGTTGTCTGCAACGGACCACGGACAACCGACTAGGGATGCTCCTTGCAGCTCAGCGTTATCCACCGCTCCAGGGTGTCGGGCGTCGAGGCGACCGGATAGAGCGTGTGGCCGTTGTCCGTCAGGAGGCGGCACTTCTGGGTGATCCGCGGGTCGAACCGCACGAGGACGGTTACGGTGGCCTCGGCGTGGACCTGCTGGGCCGCCAACAGCTTGCGGCCGTCGAGCCACTCGATCTCGGCCGGGACCATCGAGAGGCCCTCGATCGTTTGAAACACTTCGGCCGCGTCGCCCATTTGGCCCGGCGTGCTGAGCTGCGGGGCCTGGACGCTCACGCGGTGGCGGAGCCGGCCGGCGTCGAGGCGGTAGAGCATAGGAGGGATTGGGGATTGGGGATTGGGGATTAGAGAGGCCAATCCCTAATCCCCAGTCCCTAATCCCCCGTTCTTCAGGCGTACTGGCCCCAGTCCTCGAGGCTCAAAAGCGCTTCGAGGCTGTGGGGCAGCGGGTTGACGGTGATCCCCGGGCCGATCGTCGTCGGTTCGCGGTCGCGGTACCAGCCGGCCGCGGCCAATAGGATCGCGTGCCGCAGGCCGGGCGGGACCTCTTCCGGCGTGCCGTAGCCCGCGGTGAAGGTGACTTGGACGGCATTGTAAAAGCCGGTGATCTCGGGGAGTTCTCCCAGGTGGTTAGCTTCGATCGTGGGCCAGGTGCGGCTATAGCCGCGGGTCACCGGCCAGATCAGTCCGTAGGCCGGCTGGACGCGGGCCGGCCAGTTCTGGCTGGCCACGTCGAATTGGTACTGGTCCGGCGGCAGGATCTGCGAGTTTCCCTCGGTATCGGTGTATTCGATCTGCGTTACCGTCTGGACCGGGCACCGCTCCAGCACGATCTCGTTGGGGAAGGCGTCGAGATAGCAGCACCAGGTGGCCGTGAGGAGCTGGCGGCTGAGGGTACGCTCGATCCATTCGACGGCCTTTTTCACGAGTCCCCGCAGGTACGGGAATTCCTGCGGGTTGCTGACGAAGCACTGCCGGGCCGCCTCCTCCGTGGAAACGACCTCCAGGCAGGGATCCGGCGGTACGAGCTGCTGGTAGCGCATCGGTGGTCAGTTGTCGGTCGTCAATTGTCGGTCGTAACGGACAACTGACCGCGGGCAACGGCCGCCTCCTCCAGGGCCTTGCCGCCCGGCGTATCGAGGTCGTGCCGGTAGGTGCCCCAGGGCAGGACGTTCGAAAAGGCGTAGCCGCCGGCGTGGGTCAGGCGGACCTTGCGGGTGATGTAGCTCTTGATGCCCAGCTCGTGCAGTTTTCTGGAGAAATACCAGTCCTCCGACTCGGCGCGGACCTTGAACTTCCCGTCGGCTCCGTCGCGGAACACCTCGCGGGGGAAGTGGAAATCGGCGATGAGGCGCCCTTCCGCATCCGTGCTGCGGAAGGCCTCCTGGCGGAGGTCGCACATCCAGCAGCCGTCGTTGTGGAGGAAGATCCCGCCGGGATGGCCCGCGTCGGCCGCCGAAAACGTTTCCGGCAGGCTCGAGTCGAAAAGCTCTCGCACCGTGAACCGGCGATACGGGTGCCACGGGTCGGCCGGGTCGCCGATCCCGGAGCTGGTGACGCCGCGGCCGTCTTTCAGGGGCACCGCCACGCTAACCAGGTCCGCCCCGAGCCGGTCGAGCTCGTCGGCCAGCAGATCGAGCCAGCCCTCCTCCGGCGCGATGTCCGCATGGAGCATCGCGAAATGCGTGGCCTGGCCGGCCTCGGCCAGGTTCAGGGCGCTGGCCCACAGGTTGTTGAAACCGTCCCAGCTCCCCACGGAGAGCAGGAGGGCCAGATCGTGCCGTTGCGTGCCCCGGTACAGGGCCCGCGCGGTCTCGTAGGACATGCACGCGCCGCCCGGGCTGGGGAAGCCCAGGACGATCTGCTTGCGGGCATCGGGCTGGAGGATGTGCATGGGGTGCGGAAGGTGTCAGGTGCCAGGGGTCAGGCGTCAGACGGTGCAGGCCGACACCTGACACCTCTCACCCGACACTTGCTTCTCAGCCGACCACCGGGGCGGTCAGGTTCAGGTGCGGGGCCTTGGCGCCCGAGCGGACGTAGGTCACCGCGGCCAGGCTGTTGGCGTTGTCCATCGTGAGGACGGCGGCCACGTAACGCAGCGACAGGCCGGCGGCCTGGCCGATCTGATCGACTTCCTCGGCCAGGCACTCCAGGCACTGGTAGTCGGTCAGGTTGGCGTTGGCCGTGTTGCAGGCCCCCGAGGTCTTGATGAGGGTCGGGTTATCGCCGTTGGTGTCCGTGGCGGCGACGATCTCCAGCAGGGTAATCCCGTTGGAGTTGGCCGCCAGGTGCGTGGCCATCGCCAGGCAGGCGAAGATGTCGAATTCCTGCATGTCCACCCAGCCCAGGCTGGAGCAGACGTCGGCGTTGGTGTCGCTCGGGCTGTGCGGGCCCATCTGGATCGCCTCGCGGGCGAAGAGCTTCTGAGTCGAGACGGCGGAGGGACCGTTGGCGGGACTGATACCCATGGGAAAAACCTCGGAGAGAGGGGTCGGGGGTCAGGGGGATAGGGGCCCGTGGTCCGTCGTCCCTGGCCCGTTGCGAGTGACAACCGACCACTGACGACTGACGGCGAACCGAGCTTACGACCGCGTGGCCAGGGCCAGGAACGGGGAGAGCGTGCTGGCCGAGCGCCGCGGCGTGAGCGGTGTCCTCCACCAGCACTTGCCGGCGTTGCGGAGCCAGAACTTGAACGTACGCTCGTGGTTGACGAAGCGGACGTGGATGCTCTCGGCCGAGTTCAGGGGCTCGTAGGTCCCCTCGAGGTACTCGTCCCAGGTGCCGAGGATCAGGTCCCCGGTCGTGCCCAAGGTCTGGCAGAATTCGGTCGGGTAGGCGGGGCGGCCCAAGAGCCGTTCGGGTTCGCCGTCGCGGAGCGAGGCCTGCCACACCGGCACCGCCAGGGCGTTGGTGGCGCCGGCCGGACTGAAGTACAACTGCATGAGCTGCGGGAGGCAGTCATGGTTATAGAGCCAGACGGCCTTCTGGTAGCGGTAACAGCGGCTCCGCATGTTGATGACGTTCGTGTAGCTGATCGTCTTGGCCGTCTGGTTCGAGTCCTTGGCCACCGTCACGAGGCAGGGGGCGTTCATGACGCCCTCGAACTCGCCGACGCCCGTGCCGAAGAGCCGCTCGTTCAAGAGGTGAGCGGTGAACTGGTCCTTGAACCCCTGGGCCAGGAGGGCCGCGAAGCTCGTGGGCGAGTCGGCCAGCAGTTCCTCGGTGGCGTAGGCCAGGCCGAAGAGGCTGGTGGCCATCAGGGCCACGCGCTCCATTTGCATGCGGGTGGCCTGCTGGCTCTGGGTCTCGGCCCGGCGGGTGACCAAGAGTCCGCCGGTGACGGAGCCGGTGGAATGGTCCTTGTCGGTCCTGGCCGGGATCTCGACCTTGGGGACCTCCATCGGCACCTTGGTGGTGGCCGCGCCGACCGGGTCATCCTCGGGCGTCAGGGCCATCAGCTCCGGGTGAAACCCCAGCGGGATCAGGAAGCCGCCGTAGGGATCGGCGTAGGCGCCCTGCTCGTCGCTGCCGGCGGCGGCCAGGAAGCGGAGGCGGGGGTCGGCCGCGGCCTGGACCTCGCGATCGCCGTGCTGCATCACGCAGAGGATGAAGTCGCGGGGCCGCTCGAAACCGCAGTTCGGGTCCTGCTCGAAGCCGGCCTGCACCGGGCCGATGCGGCGGGCGCCGCGGGGGCCGGTCTGGCGGGAGGCCACGCTGCGCCCTTCGGCCGGTTGGCCGGGGGCCGAGGTCTCGAAACCGGTCGAGGCACTGGCGGACGTCTCGGCGACGTAGGCGGCGATCTCCTCCTCGCGGGCGATCTTCTCGCTCAGCGCCTTCAGCTCGGTCTTGTTCGCATCGAGGGAGGCCTGCTCCTCCGCGGTGGGTTCCCGCTCGCCGTCCTTCATGGCGGCGTCGAGGATCGTTTCGGACTGCTTCACCAGGGCGTTGCGACGGTCCTGGTACTTGGCGATGCGCCAGTTCTTGGCCATGGGAGGCTCCACGCGGGAAGAAGGGTCGGGGGAATCAGGTTGCTGGAAGCAAGCGCTTTGAAACCTGTCCGGCCGCCGTGGCGTGTCGGATCGGGCTCAGAGTGAGCCGCTGACTGGAAGCGGCCGGCCCGCCGTGGCGTGACCGGTCCGCGTCCGAATAAAGAGAGTGTAGGTCGGAAATCAGGCGTCAGGCGTCAGGTGTCAGGTGCCGGAGGCGGAAAAATCCCGAAAAATCCCGCAGGCCGCCGGCATAAACGATTCCAGCGCCCTTTTCGTACCCTGACACCCGGCACCTCACAGGGTCAGCGTGATCCGGTCGCCGGGGCGGTCCTCGGCGGGGGCGATCTCGGGGGGCTCGAAGGCGGCGGAGAAACGGTGGCCGGAGTCCCACCAGGAGCAGACGTAGATGACGCGATAGCCGGAGGCGGACAGGCAGACCTCGCTCACGCGGGCGCGGATCGGGGGGACGCCGCTCCCGGAGAGCTCGACCTCCGTGCCGGGGCGGAGGATGTCGATCGTGACGCGCTGAGGCCTCGGGCGGGGCGCGGGAGCGCAGCGGAACGAAAAACGGTCGGCGGAAATCATGGGCGGGGGCCTGCAGGGTGTGAAGGGTGGGATCAGTCGAGGTGCACCCAGTAGGCCTTTTGGGCCATGCGGTGGGTGCAAAACCGGCAGACGCGGGGCGCGGCGGCGGACATCGGATAGCGGCTCACCAGGTCGCGAATCTCCAGGAAGTTCAGGACCACCTGCTCGAAACCGGCGTCCCAGACGTTGCCCAGGGGGCAGGCGCCGCGGAAGTCCATGCAGCACAGGTGGCCGTTGCCGTAGTGGTCGATGATGAGCTCCGTGAACATCCGCTGGCACCGCTCCTCGGCGTACTGCGAGCGGCAGAGGGCCCGGTCGTCGAGCCCCGGGTGGAGGGCCACGATCCGGGTACCGGGAAGGGCCTGCACCAGCGCTTTGAAATCCTGGGCGTCGTAATCGGTGACCACGATGTCGCGGAAGACGGCCAGGTCCATGAGGTTCGCCGGCCAGATCGTGCCGTTGGTCCAGAGCAGGAAAGTCGCCTCGTGTACGCGGGCCTTGATCCGCGGGATGAGCGTGCGGAGCCGGTCCCAGGAGAGCATGGGCTCGTTGTAGTAGTGCCAGGCGATGCGGCCCTGAAAACCGAGCTCGTGATACGCTTTCTCGCAGCACTCGATGATCAGCTCGTCGGTTAAGGGCCGGCTGGTGTCGAGCGCGCCGTAGCGGTCGGCCAGGGAAACCGGGCAGCGGCCGGCATGCCGCCCGGCCAGGTTGCAACGGTCGGAGATCTCGAACACGAGGAATTGCGTGTGACGCATGGGAAGATGTCGGGTGAGAGGTGTCAGGTGTCGGACCGTCGCACGGCGATCAGGTTGTCCGGGGTGCGAAGCGCCTCGGTGTACCAGGGCGCGAGGAGGTCGGCGACGGCGGCCGGGTTCTCGGCGACGATGACCTCCGTGCCGTACATCGCGGCCAGGGGCATGGCTGAGAGGATCTCCCAGTCCAAACCCTCGGCGTCGATCACCACCAGGTCGAAGTCCGTGCCGAAGCAGGCCAGCAGGTCGGCTACGGAGACGGCGTGCGTCCAATGGGTCCGGTAGCGGGCGCCGCGCCGCTCGGCGAAACCTTGGGCCACTTCGGGTACCAGCGTGCTCGTCTGGCCGTCGCCCGCGGCGCCGACGTCCTGGTAGAACCATCTCAGGCCGCCGCGCGCGGCAACGGCGGCGTTCACCAGATCGAGGTTCGGCGTCCCGTTGCCCCAGAGCGATTTCAACCGGCAAAATGCGCGGGGGTCGGGTTCGACCAGGACGCCTCGCCAATCGGCCTGGATCAGGCCGAACGTCAGCGAGCCGGTGAACCCGTCGAAGGCGCCGATCTCCAGGAAGCGGCCCGCGCGGCCGGCGAAGTGCGATTCAAGCCACTGCCGTTCGATCATTCTAATACCTGACACCTCTCACCTAACACCTTCTGCAATGCCGGCAGGAAGCGGAGGATGCCGCGGTCCTCGACGTGATTCAGGTCGTGGAGGTCCATCCGCCGCATGTCGGGCTGGAAACCGGGCTTGGCGTTGCGGTCGCAGCGCTCGGCCTTGGCGCGGGCCTCGGCCAGCGAGCGGTTGTAGTAGTGGTTGAGCCGAAAGGCGTTCAGCCGCGCGATCGGGGCGTGGAACCGGGGCACCGGATCTTCAAACGAGTCCACCGGCAGGCCGAAGTGATAGACGGCGTTGTGCGAGCCGAAGGGCCCCCAGAAGGCGAGCTGATCGAGACGGGCGATCTGCTTTCCCTGATTGCCGTAGCCGAGCGGTTCTCCCGGGTACCCGCGGCGGGTGTATTCCTCGACCGTGAGCCCCGCCGGCCGCGTCGCGTGGCCGTTGCGCCCGAAGATGAGCCAGGGGACGAACACGCCGACGTGCCGCTCGTAGCGGCCCAGGGCGACGCGGAGGTCGTCGAGGTCCTCGTGGTAAAGGTATTCGTCGACGTCGATGAACGCGCACCAGCGGGCGTCGCCGGCGTGGTTCTGGACGCAGTGGTTGTACGCGCAGACCTGCGGGGTGTCGTTGAAGGTGCAGGCCTGCGGCGAATTGTAGCGGGCGGAGTGCCAGGCCTCGTCGTAGGGGTGGACCGTAATGTCGCCGCGGGAATGCCGCTGGACGATCGCGAGCGTGTCGTCTTCCGACCGGTCGTCGTAGAGGAAGAAGCGCTCGACTCCGACCAGGCGATGGAATTCAATCCACTCGGCCAGGTACGGGGCCTCGTCGCGGACGATCACGCAGATCGCGAGGGCGGCTTTCATGGGAGGCGGGATCGGTCGGATCGGTCGGATCGGTCGGATGAAGGGCCTAGCGGAATTTTTCCAGTTCGAGCCGGGCGAGCTGCGCCTTGGTGCGGGAGGCCCGCTTCCGGGGAACGCCGGCCAGGCGGGCGACGCAGTCGTCGAAGGTCTCGATGCGGTCGATCATCCGGCACTTCTTGGCCGCCTCGGCCCGCATCATCCGGCCGCCGCCGTAAGTGGCCTTCACCTTCTCGGCCGTCGTGCCGCGGAATTGGGCCAGGTCGGCCGTGAACTGCTCGTAGATCTCGTCCACCAGGCCCTGGTAATAGGCCTTGGTCTCGTCGGTCAGGGGCTGGTCGGGGTTCCACTCGGTCTTGTGCGGGCCGGCGGAAATGTACGAGACCTTCTGCCCCAGCTCCTCGTTCTGGGCAGAGAGGTCCGTATGGACCATGTACACGCCGTGCGAGCCGATCCAGCCCGAGGGGGTCATCGAGACCTCTTGGGCCGCCAGCCCGATCCACAGAGCGGCCGAGGCCATCTCGGCGTTGCAGATCGAGCAGGTGGGCTTCTTGCCCCGGGCATCGAAAATCTTGTGGGCCAGCTCCGTTACGCCGAAGCCGTCGCCGCCGGGCGAATGGACGTTCAGCAGGACGGCCCCGACCGAATCGTCGGCCATGAGCTGGTCGAACTTGCGGCCGATGGCCTCGCACGAAGCGCCGCCGGAGGCGTCCTCGAGCATGTCCACTCGCATCGAGAGCGTGCCGAAGAGATTGAGGACGGCCACGGAGCGGTTGACCTGGACGTCTTCTGCGGCCCGCCGTTCGGCGCGGGCCGCGGCGATCGTCGCCGCGTCGATTTGGACGCCGAGGGCCTTGGCGGTCACGAACCGGCGGATCGCCTCCAACTTGTCGGGATGGATCGGATGGGGCGTGTTGTAGACGCGGCCGAGGATGTTTTCGTACATGAGAGAGAGCAAGGGATTAGGGATTGGGGATTGGGGATTGGCTCGCATTGAAGCGTCAGGCGGCGGCGAAGAAGAGGCCTTTCAGCAGGGCGGCCAGGGCCGGGGCGCGGGTCTCTTTCCAGCCGGCGACGGTCGCCGCCACGTCGGCGGCGGCGAAAAGCTGCCCGTGGAAGGCGGAGAAGGCCTCCCGCGCGTCGCTCTCGTCGGGGTCCGGGCCACCGGCGGAACGCCACGCCCGCACGATCGGATCGAGGACCTTGCGGCATGAGAGGCGGTGCCGCAGGTAGAAGTCGCGGGCCCAGGCGTCGAACTTCGGCCGGTCCTCGGCGGCTTTCGACGCACGAGCCTCGAGGCCGGCGATCTCCGCGGCCGCCAGGCGGGCGGCGGCATCGTCGAGGAGGATCGCGAAGGCCGTCCGTTGTCCGTTGTCCGTTGTCCGTTGTCCTGCCACTGACGACTGACCACTGACAACTGACGACTGGCTACGGGCATCCCCGGCGCCGTCCTCGTCGATCAGGAGGTCCTCGTCCTCGTCTTTGGCCTTCGTCGGCGGCTTCTTCTTTCCCTTGCCCGGCTGGCCGCCCTGCTCGTTCCAATCCGGGCCGCCGCCGGCGGGCTGCATGTTCGAGGGGAACCTGGCGGTATCGCCGCCGTCGACCGGGTTTCTGCCTTCCTCCGCGCGGACCTCGTTGACCGTGAGCCAGCCGCCCTGGATGCCGATGTTGTGGGCCTGGGCCCGCACGAGCTTGTTGCCGCGCAACAGGCCGTCGAAATCGTACTTGGTGAAGTAGTCTTCGCCGTCCAGGATGAGGTCCCGATCCGCGGCCTGCTCGAAGCGGGTGGCGAGCGGGGCCAGCGTGTAGATCACGAATTCGAGGCCCATTTGCTCGACGTCGAGCTCGGCGTCGGTGCGGATGCCGATCTGGTGCGGCATGACGCCGAAGAAGCGGCAGATGTCGATCGCATTGAAATTCAAGCTCTCCAGCCACTGGCTGTCGCGGTTCGAGAGGCCCAGCTCGTGGAGCTCCATCCCGTCCTGGAGGATCGGCGGGTTGCCGGCGTTCTCGGGCCCGGCATGGAGCTTTCGCCAGCCCTCGCGGAAGTTGCGTTTCGCGTCGGGCGTCCACGTCTTGCCGGCGGGCCGCGAGACCCAGAACGTCGGCAGCCCCCCGTTGCGGAAGAGCGAGGCGCCGTGGGTCTGCTGCGCGATCGACAGGCCGATCGTGTTCTGGGCGTATTGGAGAACCGAAACCCCGGTCACCGAGTTCAGCGAGAGTCCGCGGACGTGGAGCATCTCGGAGGCCGAGTAGTGCTCTTCCTTGCCGGGGTGCGGCCGGTAGGTGTATTTCAGGGTGCGGTCGGGGAGCTGGTCCACCGTCATGAAGTCCGGGTTCAACGGCCAAAGCTCGATGCCCCGGCCCTGGTCCACGATGCGATTGTAGAAGTTGCCCCGCAGACAGATGTGGGCGACGCCCATTTCCTTCCACTCGATGGGCGTCATCCAGCGGTTGGGGCGCGTGTGGAGAACGTCCCACAGGTAGTAATCCGGGGCCGGCCGCACGGCGCCGCCGCCCAAGCGGCGCATGACCTTCCACGGCAACGCGCCCAGCGATTCCCGCAGGACGCGGATGCACGAGAACACCGCGCCCACTTTCAGGGCGTTGTCGGGCTTGACGACGATACCGGTCGCCGTCGGCGGCGTGACCGGCTGGTACCAGAACGGATCCAGCGGGCCGGGCGTAGCCGAGGAGCGAGGCGCAGGGAGGAAGTCGCGGAAGGCGCGGGCGAGGTCGAGCATGGCGGGGTTGCCAGTGGTCAGTGGTCAGTCGTCAGTTGCGGGCCGCTGCGCGTTAGTAGGGTTACGCCGTCGGCTCGCCAAACCTTCATCCTTGATCCTTCATCCTTCATCCTTCGTCTCCGACTTCAGCAGGGCGCCGGCCGTGCCGATGCAGGTTGCGCCCAGGAAAATCAGGGCGATGGCGGGATGGACGAGCCAGGCCCCGGCAGCGATCGCCCCGATGCCCAAGAGCACCAGCCAGTTGCGAGTGAGCACGAGAGCGCGGTCGGGGGGGGGAATGTCGCGGGTCATCATGGCAGGATTCAGGGTGTGCAGGGTGGGAGGCTCGTAAACGGTATTGCCGTCCGACATGGTTCAATCTCCAAAGAGGCCGTCCAGGCGGCGGACCTCGGCCAGGACGGCGGAACATTCCTCGCTCCGGCCGGCGTCGGAGAGCCGCAGGGCGTAGCGTTCCAGGGCGTCGCGGATCGTGCGGCGGTAGGCCGTTGCCGTGCATTCGATCTTCTGGCCGCCGGCGAGGGTTTCGATCGCCGCCGCGGCTACCTTGGATTCCGGCGGGGGCGGATCCGCGGCGGCGGCTTTGGCCTTGCGGCCGGTTCGGGCCTTGCGAGCGCGGCCGTCCGCGGTCCGTGGTCCGTGGTCCGTCGCCGAAGAGTCCTGCGGGCCCTCCTCGGCGGAAACACCGGTCTCGGCCGATTCGGGCGGCGACTGACCACTGACCACCGACAATTGACCACTTTCCTCTTCTTCCATCAGGTCCTCCACGCAAAACACGGTCGGGGTGTCCTCGTCCGTCTCGTAGGCACTCGGGGGCTCGGGCGGGGCCCAGGCTCCGGAAAGGCCCATCACGCCGGCCACGATGCCGTCGATCGAGCGGATGTCGTTGGGCTTGGGTTTCACGGGCCGCTTGTTGCGGTTCGAGTCGGTCCAGACCTTGCAGTGCCCGGCCTGCCAGGTGAGGAGGGCGTTGCGGTTGTGCTCGAGCCGGCCGCCGAGCACGAGCCGCTCGTATTCGGCGGTGGGGCCCGCGAAAGTCATCAGGGTCTGGGGGAACTTGATGACCTCGCAGTCGGGGTAATGCTCGGTGACCCACTGGGCCGTGTCGGCGCCGTACATCGGGTCGTAGCGGAACGACAGGACCTTGAACTTCTCGTGGCCCGCGGCCAGGGCCTCGCGAATCAGGCTGTATTCGATGACCGCCCCGGGAACGATGGTGAGCCAGCCGGCCTGCTCCCACACGCGGTAATCGAGGAGGTGCTTCCGCTCTTCGACCGTCTTCTCCGGGATCCAGAAGTGTACGAGCTGGCGGTAGCTGGTCCGGCCGTCCTCCCGCTCGACCGGGAAGACGCGGGCCACCGCCGACATGTCCCCGGTCAAGGAGAGGTCCAGGGCCTCATGGCACTCCGCTCCCTCCAGGTCCGCCTCGGAGAAATCGGCGCCGCACTTCTCCCAGGCGGGGATCGAGAGCCAGGGCGAAACGGCCGTGTCCCACACGCCATAGGTCAGGCGGAGGAGGTTCGGCAGCTCGCTCGGCGTCTGGATCGCGTCGCGGATGTCCTGCAGGAGGTCGCGCTCCTGGATGACGTGGCCCAAGCCGGGATTGCAGCGGCGGGCGATCGGCAGCTCGCACGATCCGGCCTTGACCGCCTCGATCTCGGCTTCCGCCTCCTCGCGGCTGGCCGAGAGGATCAAGGCGAAGAAGTCGTCGTCGTAGCTCGTGCCGTCGAGGATCGCCTTGGCCTTCTCCCGCTGGCGGTAACACAGGCTCTGCAGGTTGTCGCCGGCGTTGGTGATCACCAGCAGGAGCGGCTGCCGGCGGGCGCGGAAGCCATAGCGGATCGAGCGCCATAGTTCGTCCCCGTACCACTCGTGCAGCTCGTCGGCGATCGCAAAGTGCAGGCTCGGGCCGTGCTTGCCGCGGGGCGCGGCCGACACGGCGCGGTAGTAGCTGTTCGTGGCCGGATAGCTGATGTTGAACGTCGAGCGGTTGATCTTGAGGACCGCGGCCAGCTTGGGCGACTCGTCGGCCATCGTCACCGCGTCGTCATGCACGACGCGGGCCTGGTTCTTGTCGCCGCCGAGCGACCAGATTTCCGCGCCGGGCTCCTCGTCGCCGGCGAGCATGTACAAGCCGCTGCCCGCGGCCATCGTGCTCTTGTAGTTTTTCTTGGGCAGCTCGACGTAGCTCCGCCGGAAACGCCGCGTGCCGTCGTCGCGGACCCAGCCGAACAGCGGGAAGAAAAATTGCTCGCGCTGCCAGTCGTTGGGGACGAACGGCTCGCCTCTCCACTGGCCTTTCGTGTGGCACAGGTTCGCCGCGAACCAATCGCAGACGTACGTTGCCAGCCGCTCGTTGAACCGGCAGCCGTTGCGGACCGCGCGCTCGTCGGCGGGACCGCGGATCCAGCGGGACTGCGACCGCGCCGAGGCTCGGATCTTTCCGGGAGGCTTCTTGCCGGCGGCGACCGCCGCCACGATCGGGCCGTGGCGATCAGCGCGATACGTTCCCTCGCGGAGATGTTCCTCGATCGTTTTGCGGTTCCAACCGCCGCCGCGGTTCCTGCTGGTTCGGTCAACCGGCGTCTTTTTCGCCGCCGGAGGTTTTTTCGCTGGCGACCTTTTTTTCGCTGCCGCCAATTTTCGCGCGCGGGGTGCACAACGGTCTACTGAGGTCAAACGCATTCGATCTGACCCTCCCTCCCCCCGGAGGAAGGTTACGGGATCTGGCAGCGATCGCCGCCCGCCAGCCGCGGCCGAGCGGCTCGATCAGATCGTGGCAGGCCTGCGAGCACACGGCCACGAGCTGCTCATCATCGACGATCACCTCGTGGCCTCCGCTCACAGCCTCGATGTGGTGAGCTATTCGCGCCGGCCGAATCCATCCGCGCGCTCCGCACACTTCGCAGAGCGGATGGCTCGCCAAGAACTGTTCGCGGCGCGATTGCCAGGCGCGATCGTAGCCGCGCGCGGCCGCCGGAATGCGGCGATCCGGGGCAACGCGCCGCGGACCGCAGATCGAACACACGTCGCCGCTGACGATTCCGCGGCATCCCGGCCGGCTGCAAATGCGCTTCGGCTTTTCCATCACTTCCAGTGGGCGAAGAGATAGCTCACCAAGACCCCGGCCGAGCTGCCGAGCGCGGCGAGACCGGTCCACGCGAGCTTGGACCAGATGCCGTGCTCGGTCTGCAGTACGGCCACGTCGGTCTCGACCGCGCCGATCCGGTCCGTGATCGGCTTGTGGGCGGCGTCGCCCATCACCACGCCGTGGACCTCGCGCATTTGCGCAGCGGTGGTGCTCACAAGCTCGAGGAGCTTGCATCCCTCTTCGCATGCGAGTGTGCAGGACCGCGGCATCGGCATGGCGAAACGAGAGAAGCGCCGGCCGGCGCTCTGTCTGCCTGTTTGAAAGGGTTACTTGGCGGGCGTGGTGCTGGCCAGGCCGGCGGCCGCGGCCGCGGCGGCGTTGGCGGCGATCCAGCTCTGGATCACCTTCACGACGGCGGGCGCGCGGCCCGGATCGGAGAGCGCGCCGGCCAGCTCGCCGACGAGCACCTTATTGAGGAGCGTGGCGGCGCTGGCCGGATTGCTCAGCGTCCGCACCAGGTACTCGCACTCCTTGCAGAAAGCCGGCAGATCCCCGACCACCAGGTCCTGCAGGAGCGCGGCGATGTCCGGCATGCTGTAGGTGGTGAAGAGGGTACTGAGCGTCTGGAAGGTGCGCTTCCACCGCGCCAGGCCGCTGCGGAACTGGGCCACGAGGACAACGGCGGCAACGGTCACGAGGGCCGCCAGGACGAGGATCGCGAGGTGTTCGGGGGTCACGAGAGAAACTCCGGGGGAAAATGGGCAACGGAAAGGGGAATCGCCAAAGCCCCCCGACTGCGTCCGGGGGATTTCATCGGCGAGACGACATGCTCACGAGCTGCCGGCGGGTGGCGAGCCGCGCATCCGCACGACGAACGCCACCGGTGCGGACACCAGCAGCGTCAGGATCACCACGACCGCCAGCACGCCGTACGGAAATCGCGGCCGCTGCGGGGTCACGGGGAGGGGAGCCACTGCCGGCGACGTCGCCGAACTGGGCACGGTAACGCTCACGTTCACCTCTTCTTTGGGGCACTTTGCGCGGCCGTTCCACGGGAGCAACGCATGCCGATGGGCGGCGCGGTCCCGCTTTTGGCAGTCGGCGGCGCTCGGCGTAGCCGGCGAGGTCGCCTGGGGACAGCAGTTGCCGCCGCACGGGCAGGTTGCCGCCGGCGCGGGCGCAGGAGACGTATCGGCGGGCTGCAGGGACACGATCGCCAAGCCGCCGATCAGGACGATCGCGGCAAGCGCCGCCACGGCGCAGACACGGGGACTCATGCCAAACTCCTTCAGAGGTCAGAGGAAGCGTCACCGGGACGCGGGTAAACGAATGTAAGGGCCTTGCCGCCGCAGGCGCACCAGGTGGCGAGGAACTTCGCCTTGGGCATCCGGGTAATGCGGCGATTGATGGTGCCCAGGAGGACGGCCTTGCCGTCGCCGTCGTAACCGCAGAAGGTGATCGCATGATCGCCCGGGCGGTCGGCCTGCCAATAAATGGCGGCGCCGAGGGCATTCTCAGAGCACCAGTCGAGAAATCGCTCGTCGCCGCTGAGCGTGTACCGGCAATCGAGCCCCAGGGCTCGGGCGATCTCCGCGACCTCGGCGATCCCGGCCGGGCCGCCGAAGTTGTCGTACCAGTAGTCGGCCAGCGGCTGCTGGCCGTGGGCGTAAAGGAGATTCTGACAGGCCGCGTGCATGCACGAGCCGGCCTGGTCCGCGCCCCAGGGATAACTGGGCACGCGCATGAATCGCGGGACCTCGATCGGCGAGGCGGTGGCTGGCGCCGGCGGCTCCGCCGGTGTACGATCGCCGGCGTCGCAACCGGCCAGGAGGAGCCCGAGGAAAATCGGTCGGATCAGTCGGATCAGTCGGATCGGTCGGATCGGTCGGATCGGTCGGATCATGGTTTAGTGGCCCAGGAGCCTGTGGAGCCAGGCCGCCAGAAAGTGCTGGATCGCCAGCAGGTGCTCCGCGCCCAGGATGGTGATCGTTGCGACCAACAGCAGGTTTCGCGGGTTCATGGCATCAGGGTCGCGCGGTATTCGTAGAATAGGCTGCGGGCCAAATCGCCCGGCTCGGTGAGCCGGTCGGGCAGGTGGGGGACCGGATCGACGCCGCCGCCCTTGCGGCAGGCGGCCGAGACGGCCTCGCTGCAGAACGGCGGGTGCCAGTCCTCGGTTTCGTCGTCGCAGTTGACCGGCGTCAGGAACCGCACGATCGGCAGGTGCAGGATCCCGTCGGCGATCAGGTGGCCCCAGCCGTAGCCGCGGTTGACATAGTGCCGCATCCACTTCACGGCGCCCAGGCGGTTGAACTCGTGCCAGCGGTTTCCGGGGTTCGTGGAAAACCAGTCCCAGCACCCTCGGTTCTTGGCGACTTCTTTCGCCAGCGAAGTCGAGCGGCCGCCCCGCCACATGAGCATCTGCAGGACCCGCCACTCGCCCAGATCGCGGTCGAGCATCCCGGCGTGGCAGTACGTCGAGCGGCCGCCCCTGGCGATCGCCACGTCGCGGAGCGAATCGTCCTGATGGTACAGGAGCAGGTCGCCGGGCAGCATCAGGCGGTCGACGTCGGCGAGGCGGAGGGTGGGCATAGGTGTCAGGTGACAGGTGTCAGGGAAGGGGTCGGCCGGCTTCACCCACCGGTCCGCGAGGTGCCGACTGGTACCTGCTTTCGCGGTCGCCCGCGCCACCGGGCCCGGCACCAGGTTTCGGCCCATCACGGCCGCTCAGGGCAATTTCGACGGGGTGGAAAAAGTCGGGGGGCTCTCGGGAATTGAGCTACGGGTACGCCTTCCGGCGCCGCCGGCGGGAGTTGCACCCGCATCTCCCCCCGTAAGGCAAGGTGTCAGGTGTCAGGGAAGGGGGAGGCCGGCTTCACCCACCGGTCCGCGAGGTGCCGAGACCGACGCATCCCGCGCCACCGGGACCGGCACCAGGTTTCCGCCCACTACGGCGGCTCAGGGCATGTTTCATAAGGCGGGGCTCGCGGGAATTGAGCTACGGGGCACGCTTGCGCACGCCCCGGCAGGAATTGCGCCTGCATCTCCCGCCGTAAGCGAAGGTGTCAGGTGAGAGGTGTCAGGTCTCAGGTCACCCGGTCCGCGCGGCGCGCCGGCCGGCGGGGCCCACGACGAGCTTCCAGCGGCGGGCGCAGGAGTGCAGCCACTGCTCGTTCACGGGCAGATTGTTCTGGTCGACGAACTGGTCGACGGGGCGGAGCGCGCGGCCGCCGGAGATTCTCAACTGATTGTCGCGGGCGGCGAAGACCTGGGGCAGGAGGGTCTTCTCGATCTCGCTCAGCTCGCGGTACAGCGGCTTCACGGCGTCCAGCTTCGCCTGGATTTCGATCAGCCGCGCGGCGGCGGCGTCAATCTCTTTGCGGGTCATGTACGGCCTCGGGCTTGGGTCTCGGTTTCCAATCCTCAATCCCCAATCCCCAATCCCTGGAATTGAAGAGGGACGCGCGGCCGCGGGTCCAAAGTAGTGAGCGGACTTCGGGAGTTCCGCGGCCGCGCGTCTTCCGGGGCCGCGCGTACACCATACGGAGCCGTGTGCGGCCCGGATCGGGCGGTCAGGCGCCAGAGGGGAGCGCGGACCGTCGAGCCGGCGGGAGAGAGGGCATGGAAAGTGGCGAGTGACTGGTGGCGAGCGGCGGGCAGATAGCCGGCGGCAAACTGCCGCCGGTCGTTAGATCCTGCCTCAACGCGCAACTCTAGGTCACGTTTTGCGGCGTGGCAAATCGGCAACGCGGATTTTCTTTCGCCACGCCCGATGTGGCGGAAAAGCCACGCCGCCACCGGCCCTCGCCGGCAAATCCGGCGCAACCGGACCGGCAGGACCGGTCAGTGGTCAGTCGTCAGTGGTCAGTGGCAACGGACCGCGGACAACTGACGACTGACTGCGGACGGCGTAGCGCATAATTGCGCATCCGCCGTCGCCCGCGAGCAACCGGGCGTTTCCCAGGGCTGCTCGCCGCGTCCCGATACGGAAAGACCCCGCGGCGAGCGCCCCGGGCGGATCGGAACCAGGTACCAGGTGAGAGGTGTCAGGTGTCAGGCAGGGGACAGGGAGCAGGGACCGGGGAAGAGCATCCGCTGGCCGGGGTCGGCCCGATCGTCCGCGTGGTGCTGGTGGGGATCGCGGCGTACCTGCTCACGACCGGCTGGCCGTTCGAGCCGATTCTCCGCGCCCTGTGCGGCTGGAGGCAGTAGCATGAGCATGTTCCGCCGCGCGCCGCTGGACGCCGCCGCCGCCCGCCAGGTCCTGGCCAACTGGGGCGCGCCGGAGGCGATCCCCGATCCGCCGCCGCAGAAGCCGCCAGTCGTCAGTGGTCAGTCGTCAGTGGCGAAAGCGCTGGTGATGGCCACCGGGATGGCGTTTGACCGATCGGCCCGGCCAGTCCGATCCGACCTTGAACCGCTTCGCCCGCCGGTGCCTGCCGGCAAACCGGCTGCAGCACCGGCGAAGGCCCCGGTGCGGTCCGCACCGGCGGCGCCGCCGCAGAAGCCGGTTGTCAGTGGTCAGTCGTCAGTGGTCAACGGGCAAGGGACAACGGACAAGGGACGGCAGGCCGCGTACGTCAGCCTGGCCGAAGCCGCCGAGCGGCTCAGTTGCGCGCCCAAGACCTTGGAGCGGTGGCTCGTGGCCGGAAAGATTCCGGGGTTCAAAATGGGCCGCCGCTGGCGCGTGCGGCTCGGCGAGGTCGAGGCGGTCCTGCGGGCCGCTTCGGGCCGCAACGGGACACCGCGGGCCTGATCGGGCCTCTCGCGACGCGGCGGGCCTCGACGGGCCCCTGCGGGCCGCCGCGGGACCTCGCTCGCGGCACGGCCCGGGCCGCACCCGGCGGAATCGCCGGTGGGGGCCTCGGGGCCATCATCCCTCCGATCAGTCCGGTCCGACCGATCCGGCGGGCTGCCGCAGGCCCGTCGAGGCCCGCTCGGGCCCGCGGGGGCCCGCTGTTCCGCCGGTGTCGCCGGCGGGGCGGGGCAGGGGAAGAGCAGTGGGCGGTGGGCAGTGAGCAGTGGGCAGGAAGGCATAGCCAACGGCTACACGCCGGCCCGGGGCGATCGCCGCCGGCCGACGCCGGCATTCCCGGCGGTGATCGATCGAGCATCGCCGTTCCCGCCGCTGCCTCCAGGAACGGCGGCCAGCAGGGCCTCCATGAGCATCAGCCTCTTCAGCCGCGGCATCCTGCGAAGCCGCTCGATCCAGCGGCGTTTCTGCCGCGCCAGGTTCTCCCGCTCGCGGTAATTCTGGCCCAGGAAACGGTAATCGTGCAACTCGGCAGGCTCGGGATAATTCATCCACAGCCACTGGTCGCGGCTGAATCCGCCGCGGGTGATCTCGGGCCAGTGGATCGACCGCCAGCGGGCCAGCTTCGCGGCGTAGAGCTCCGAGAAATAGCCGCTGACGGCCACGGGGCAGGTGAGCTTGCCCAGCAGGTCGAGCAGCTCCGCGTGCTGGGCGGCCGTAAGGACGTGCTCGTACCGCGGGCGGGTCGAGCAGGAGGTTTCGAGGTACGGCGGATCGGCGTAGATGAAGGCATTGGGGATCGGAGATTGGGGATTGGAGACGAGCCGTCGCACGAACTCGATCGCGTCCCCGTGGATCAAGAGGGTCCCTGGTCCCTCGTCCGCGGCCCATTGCAAGTGACCACTGACCACTGACAACTGACAACTGACCACCGCCGGTACCTTACCGGCCAAAGCGTCGATTGCGCCCGGGCTGAGGTCCACGGCGATCGAGAGCCTGGCCGGCCGCTTGTGGCGGAGGACCGCCGCGGAGCCGGCGAAGAGCTCGACGTACGCTCCGTGCGGCGGGATCTGATTGATGATCCGGCTCAATGTCTGTCGCAAGTTCTTGCCGCCGGGGAAGCGCATAGGTGTCATTACTCCAAACTGTGACTCAACCAGGTCCCGTCACAAGGCGGAGGACCTGTCACGGGTCGCCCGCAGCGTCGTCACACCGTCTCCAGCTCAGTCACGGCCAGGTGACCACCGGCCGCCGACCCGGGGTACCGGGTGCCCCGCCCCGGCGGAGCCGCTCCATCCGTTTCCGGCAGGCCGCCGTCGCCGTGACTGCACGTGGGCTCACGAGCCGCCCGCAGCCGCAGAGGCAGTCCGCAGCGTGGTCACGAGGCCCGGCCGCCAGGACGGCCTCCGCCGCCACCAGGCCCATGCCCAGCGGAACGGCGTTCCCGATCGCCCACCAAAGGGCCCGTTTCCGCAGTCCGGGGGCGCGAAACGAGCCCGGCAGCCCCTGGGCGCGGCAGTGGTCGCGGAAGGACCGGCCGTTTTGCCAAGGCTGCGACGCCATCGCAACCGCCACCTGGCGAGTCACGGCCCCGCGGACCGTCCCACGTGGGGTCACAGGCTGCCGTTTCGGCCGGCAAATCCAGCCCCGCCGATCGCCGTACTGGAAATGCCGGCAGCGGAGCTGGCGGCCGCCGCACTCGGCATCCCAGAGGTCGAACCGCTGCACCTGGTAGCCATCGAGTCGCACGTCAGGCACCCGCGGCACGTTTTCGAGCACGAACGCCGGCGGGTCGCATTCGGCGACGATCCGCAGGAAGTGCCGGAGCATTTCGACGCCCAAGCCGCTCGGCGGCCCGCGCCGCGAGCTGGAGAAATCCTGGCAGGGTGGTCCGCCGATCACCAGGTCGAACCGCCCGGGGACCCCGTGGAAGTCGCGGATGTCCCGCCCGAACAATTTTTCGGGTCCTGTCACGACCGAGCAGCCCGCCAGCCGGAATGCCTCGCCGAAGAGATCGACGCCCGGGAAGAGGCTCAACACGAGTTTCGCCGGCGGGGTCACGTTTTCCAACGGCCGCGTCACGGCGCCGGCCGTCCGCAGCGTAGTCACAGCCGGCATCCGGACCGTCACATTTTCCAACCGCCGCGTCACGGCGGGGGCCACCACCAGGTCAGTCACGGTCGGAAGTCGACGTGTCACGGGAGTGGTGAAATCAGATCGGCCAGGCTGCGGAGGAGGGCGGCCAGGTCCGCGTGGAACGTGGGGAGGAAATTGGCGCCGGCGGGATACCGCGTCGCCGTCATGCGGATGTGCCGCGCGATGTGATGGAGGTCCGGGGCGTAGGCCGCCGGCTGGCCGTTCCAGTAGCCGGCGTCGCCGACCTCCGCGGCCCTGGGCGCCCGCTTCTCCAGCGGCAGGCGCGGCAGCGGCTCCGCCTCCTCCCTGACGCCTGACGCCTGACACCTCTCACCTTCCGCAGGGCCCCCCTGCCCTGCCCTGCCCTGGCCGGCAGAGTTTGCCGGATCGGAGGATTTTCGCTGAGGCAATTCCTCGGCCGGCGTGACATACTCGTGCACGATCTCGGCCACGAGCTCCGCGGTGGGCCGCCGCTTGCCGTCCGGGCCCGGCATAATCCGCTTGGCGATGATCGTGGCCACCTCGGGCGCGTCGGCCGGATCGAGCTTCTGGAAGTCGCGGCCGCGGACGTGGGACTCGGTGATCACGAGCTGCGATTTCTCGATCACCTTTCCGGCCGCATCGTTGAAGTTGGCGCAGCGGATCTGCCGGTAGGCATCCGAGCGCGAGAAACCATGGGCCCGGCAGTAATCCTCGAAAGTGCCTTCTCCGCGGTACAGCCGCTCGGCCTGGATCTTGGCCAGGGCCCGGCCGACCTCCAGGAACGTATCGCGGCCCTTTTCGATCACCCGCTCGAGCCGGGCCAACTCGCGGCGCTCGTCGCGCGTCAGGGGCTCGACCAGCTCGCCGGCCGGGGGGGAGGGATTGGGGATCGGGGATTGGGGATTGGAAGGAACGGCGGCGGTGGGAGGGCGGCGAGTGGCGGGCGGCGAGTGACGAGCGGAAACCGCTTGCGCCCCTCGCAGCACGCCGGCGTCGCCGCCGGCGGCGACGTAATCCGGCGGGTAAGCGCCGCTGGCGGGGCAGCCGGTGCTCTGCCGGCACGTCGCGCAATTCTCGGGGCAGTCGCCCCGCGGCCCTTCACCGGCAATCTCCGTCTGCCGTTTGGATCCGCCGCCGGCCTTTTCGGCGGTGGGGCGGAGCTTGCGCCCGGACTTCGCGGCCTTGCGGCTCGGCGACTTTGCGTGGGATCCGTTGCCGGCAGCCGCGGCGGTCCGGACCGGCGTTCCCGGCGGCGGCGCCTTCCCGCGCCGCTCGAATCTCTGGCGGAACTTGCGGAGGGCCTTCCGCACCTGGAAGAGCTGTTTCTCCTCGAGCTCGCGCAGCGCCAGGGGGCGCTCGAGGTAGAGCAGGATTTCGGTCGCTCGATTGGCGACGGCCTCCTCGAGACTTCGGAAAAGCTGGCCGGCACGAAAGTCAACCGGCACGTCGCGGGCGAGGCCGCCGCCGGTGATCGAGCACCCGGCAGCCCACGCGCGCAGCCTGAGGGCGTGATTCACCCGCTCCTGCGCCGTGATCGCGATCTCGATCCCCGGCACGCCGACCGGCAGGATGATCCGTTCAGGCTTGCCGGCCGTAACCGTCTTCTTCGCCCGCTTCACCATTAGCCCCTCCATCGCACGCCCCCTTTCTTCCTCGCACCTGACACCTCGCACCTGACACCTGGTTCAAATCGCCCCGCGCCGGCCCCGTCCCGTGACAGGCTCGTCGGCATCCGGCGCGGGGCCGCCGGCCGAGACGATCGGCCGGTGGGAATCCCGCAGCGCGCTTTGATCGCACGCATTCGAGGCTGCGGGAGTCCTTCGGGTTTTCATTGTTGGTTCACCTCGGCTTGGCGCGCATGGCGGCCCGGCCTTCCGCCATTATCCGCCGGCACTCTGCCGTTATCGCCAGGACCTTTGCCACGTCCTCCGGCGAATTTTCCGCCGGCCCGGGCGCTGCCGGCCTTTCCGGCGGTATCGCCGGCGGAGGAGGCAGCGGGGCGTGGACTTGCGCGGCCCGCTCAGCCGGCGCCATGACTGCTCCGAACCAGCCGGGCGTGATGTCTCCCGCCCCGCCGCCGATCCGGCACCACTTGAAAACCTCCTCGCGGAGCATGGAGAACCACAGGCCCAGCGGCCTGCGACTGCGGCCCTCCTGCCGCGCGAGGCGGATCGCGGCATTCGCCCGCCCGATCCATTCCGAACCGAAGAACAGGGTCGCCAGGATCGCCGCGGCCCAGAACGGCCGCCGGCTCTCGTGGCTCATCCGATCCCACGGCGTGGCCGGCAGGACCGAGGCGGCGGCTTCTCGCGCGACCGTCTCGATCCGCTCCCACGTCGCTTCGATTTTTTGCCCACTACTGTCGACGACGACGACAGTACTGTAAGACGACAGAAGACCGTGCGCGCATGCGAGCGCGCGATCCATGGAACCTGCCGGCGCTCCATGGACGTATCGCCGTTCGCTAGGGCCCCCGTCCGAAGGGGCGACCCTAGCGAACCGTTCGCTAGGACCCCCGTTTTCGGGATGCTTTTGTTCGCTAGGGGTAGCGAACGGTTCGCTAGGGCCCCCGGAAGGATGGACGGGGGAAAACGGCGCGGCCTGCAAGTCGCACCCCGGCCGCGCCGTCCCCCCCACCGCCCCCGCGCCGGGGACTTCCGGGACGGCGCCCGGATAGTCGACTCCCAGCCGCGCGAGGATGGCGTGCCACTGCAACTGCACGAGCGGAAACTGGAGCGAGCCGCGATGATCGCGCCGCTCCGTGAATTTCAGCATCCCCAGATCACGCCAGAACCAGCCGCCGTACTGGACGCAGCGTTTCCCGACGCCCAGGTAGTACTCGCCGATCTTGGCGGCGTCAAAGGCGATCGGGCGGCCGCCGGGATCCTCGTGCTCCATGAACCAGGTCAGGAGCCTGCGGTAGGTCCGCCGCGCCCCGACCAGGCCGGCCAGTTTGATCGCGATGTCCAAACGGTCCTCGCCGCGGAGCTCGGCGATCTCCAGCAGCTCCGGAGGCTGCGCATCCTTGTGCGTTCGCATCATGCGTTCCTCGCGATCCTGGTCCTGTCCTATGAAAACCCCCCGATGCAATCGGGGGGCTTCGATTCGCTTGCGCTCACTTCCGCCGCCGCCGGCTCTGCCCGACGATCTTGCGGAACTCCGCATAAAGCCGCTTGGGGAGCTGCCGGTCGGCAGTGATCGGCTCCGGCCAGGTCCACTCCCGCCCGCAGCCGCAGGCCAGGTCCGGCAGCCGGAATTTCTCCAGCAGCCGCGGCAGGCGGCGGAGCGTATCGAGGTAGTGCGCGAACACCACCCCGCCGCCGTGCCCCAGTTGCGCCGACTCGGCCACCGGATCGCGGCGGTAGAGCCAGGTCGAGCAGACCTGCCGCAGGGCCTGGTGCGGCTTGTAGGGCACCGTCGTCGCCGCGAGCGGCCGCCGGCAGTGCCGCGTGCAATTCTGCCAGTTCGATTCGCTGTTGTCCCAGCCGGCCAGCCGGGCGCTTCCCGGCGATTGCATCTCGGGGAACAGGAACCGCTCGCTCCACCGTTCGCGGAGCGATTTCAGACAGGCCAGGGCCTGGCTGCTCACGTACAGGATCCGCGGCTTGTGGGTCTTCGTGTCCGGCAGGAGGAGCCAGTGGCCCTCGACGTATTCCATCCGCGCCCCCAGGAGCTCGCCGATCCGCATGCCGGTCAGCAGGCAGGCGGCCTGCATCAAGACGATCCGCGGGGCCGCCAGTCGATCGAGCGAGAGGTACTCGTGCCACCACTCGCGGACGTCCGACCGCCGCGGCACCAGGGGCGGCGGCAGGGCCATGTTGGGCCGGTCGTCGCGGTGCAGCTTCGTCGGCAGCCCGAGGTAATCGAAGAAGGGCCGCAGGCTCGACCAGAAGCGGCCGATCGTCTGCTCGCTCCGCGGTTGGCCGGCGGCCGCCCGTTTCGGCGGCCAGGCGAAGAAGCCCGAGACGGTGCCCGGCGTGATCTGGCGGGGCAGCGACCACGGCCGCCGCCGCCGTTGCGGCGTGTCGCGGAGCCATTGCAGCCACTTGGCCGGCGTGTCGCTCCGCAGCTCGCGGATCGGGATGTCCGCCCCGCAGAACTCGATGAAATACCAGAGATCCTCCTGGGTGCCCTTGACGGTCCGCGCCGCCACGCCGGACCGTTTCAGCTCCGCCATGAAGTCGGCGGCCGCATCGCTGAGCGAGCGGTCCGTTGTCCGCTGCCCCTTGTCCCGACGCTGCTCTAACCTCCGTGTCTCCTGCTCCTGAGTGTGCTGGATCATTTGAAATCTCCAGGAGACAACCAAGAAAGCGGCCCGCCGACGAAGCGTCCGCGGCGCCGGGTTTCGAGCATAATTGCGGGGGTCGGCCGGGGCGAATACCGGATGGACAATCCGGTAGTCGCCCCGAATCGGCTCCTCTGACACCTGACACCTGGCACCTGACACCTGGCCTCATCCCAGCGCCTCCCCTCTCCGCAGTTTGCAAGCCGCTACGCCGATCCGGTGCAGGAGGTCCGCCGGCAGCCAGCCCTTGGTCTGGATGAAAGTCCCGCGGAGCGGATCGGCGGAGCTGGTGAACTCGTCGGCCGGGCCCGGCTCGAGGTCGATCACCACGGCAGCGCAGTCCCGCAGCCCGCCGGCGCGAAACGTCGCCCGCCGCGCGGCGTCGCCGTTGTATTCGTATTGCCCGAGGTCCTCGGGCCGCCAGTCGTTGGCCGGCTGCAGGATGATCGCGGCGAAGCTCATGGGGGAGGGTCCGTGGTTAGTGGTCAGTTGTAGGGTGGATCGAGTTCTACGAGACCCACCAACTCTGCCTCGATCACGATTTTCGGGCCCATCTTCGGCCGCAAAAGTTCGATCGCGTTCATGATCGCGCGGAGGAACTCGTTCTGCACGCCCGCGCCCTGGGCCTCGATCACGCACTCGCTGACGTGGTACGCGCCGGGCGCCAGGATCCTGGCCCACACGCCGCGCCTGGCCACCTCGCACTGCGACTGCCGCACCTCGATCCGCATTGCCGTCGCCTCGTCAATGTCCAGCAGCGTCGCCCCGCTGATCCACTCCACGTCGTCGGCGAAGAACCTCCAGCCCAGAAGCGTCCACTCGGCTGAGCCATTCCACCGCGCGCCGTGCTCGACTCGCCGCGCCATCAGCCGCAGCGGTCCGCGGCCCGCGTGCTCCGCCGCGTGGAACGCGGACGGCCGCCGGGACGAATAGTTCGCGTCCCTCGGCGGATCAGCGCAGCGCTCGCATCCGATGGCGGTGGTGCTCATGGGGCAGGGTCCGTGGTTGGTGGTTCGTGGCCCTTGGCAACTGACAACTGGCCACTGGCAACTGACGCCTTCGCCGCCGCCGCCCGGAAGAGGCGATGGTACCCGGGCCGCTCCGGCTGCATTTCCAGGCCGGCGGCCGCCAGCACTCCCGCCTGGATCAGCCTGGCGATCACGCGGCGGTGGGTCTGATCGGCGAAGTTCCGCCGGAGCGGGAATACGGTATCGACGCCGATCCACTCGCCGCGGTGCGCGTCGCAGACCCCGACGACCTGGCCCAGCGTTTCGAGCTCCACCAGCGAGAGGAGCCGGCCGTCGATCGCCAGCTCCGTCAGCTCGACGTCGCCCCGGCGGCGTGCCCGCCACTGCCCGATCCCGCGATCGAAGAAAGCCCGCTGCATCCCGCCCGCCCGTTCGCACGCCCGGCAGTGCAGCCCCGCCAGGTCCTCGGCCGCCAGCAGCGGCCGCGAATCCTTCAGGCGGACCTGCGTCACGATCATGCAATGCTGGCAGATCAGGGCGGGCATGGGAGGAAGGTTTCAGGTGTCAGGTGTCAGGCGTCAGTGCCGCGGCTACCGCCGTTTCGGCCGCTGCTCGATCGACGTATCGACGTACGGCTCCAATTCCTCGACGACGACCCGGATCAGGCGGAGGGCCTCGATCACCTCCCGCGCGTGCTGCCGGGCAGTCTCGCGCTGGTAGACGGCCAGGCGGGTCAGCCGCGCACGCCGGCCGTAGCGCGCCGCATAGCTCTTCGCGGAGGCTCGCCACGCGCGGAGGTTCACGCGCCACAGGGCCAGGCATTCGCACCAGTCGCCCCAATCGCGCGGGATGATCCCCCCGCTCTTCGCGGCCAACCGGCGGAACACGTCGGCCAGTGATTCGCCTGCCATCAGTTCCGGCTCCTCGCGTACGGGCAGAAGCCGAGAAAGGCGAGGCCGGCGACGTATGGGACGAGGAACAACCCGCACCGCGGGCACGGGCTCCGCGGGTCTTCGCCGTACAGGCAGTGGTCTACGGCCGTGCCCAATGGCTGCCCACCGCTCACTGCCTTCTGCCCACTGCCGTCGCCTGGAGCCATCGCCGCTTTCGCCGGCGGCGGCCCGAGCAGTCCCATGAAATACTTCCAGAGGGCGCTCATGCGACGGCCTCCGGCGAAAAGAGGGATTGGGGATTGGGGATTTGGGATTGGACCCGTCGCCGCCCCAGCAGCTCCTCCCGCAGAATCCGGATCTCGGCCGGGGCCTCGAACCCCAGCCATACCTGGTCGCCGCGGATCCGCGTGACCGTCAGCGTTAGATTCCCGGCGACGATCTTTTCGCCGGCCAGACGCGAGAGTATCAGCATGGTTTGCCTCCGTTCATTGCCAGTGGCCTTGAACCGCGCGCCCGGAAGTGTTACACTCCGGGGAGCATGGTTCGCCTGCCAGTGGGCCTTGCGATCTCCAGAGCCGCGGCCGGCCTGTCCTGATGCAGGCCGGCCGTTGGCGTTTCAAATAGGTGTCAGGTGCCAGGTGCCAGGTGTAAGTCTGACACCTGACACCTAGCACCTGACACCTCATGGCGTTGGGGTCGGCCGGCGGCGGGCAGTGGGACAGCACGAGGCCCAAACCCATCCCGCCCCGTCAATGAATGGCCGCCGCCGGCCGCGCCCCCCTTTTCACACGCCACGTCGGCCGCTTCCCGAGGCCGCGCGGCCCCGAAAAAGAAACAGCCGTTGTGGGTTTCTCCAACCCACAACGGCTGATTATAAATAAGTGAATAAGTCTGTCAACCCGACTTTGCCAAGAATTTTCGGACGGGCGAGGCAAGCAGCTTGTCGAGCGAGGTTTGCAGAGCCTCGGCCAGCCGCCAGACCGTAATGACGCCCGGCTCCCCCTTGGCGTTCAGGATGCGGGAAATGATGGGCTGGGGGACGCCGGATTCGGCCTCCAGCTTCTGTTGCGTCCAGCCAAACCGGTGCATGGCGGCGCGGAGGTTCTCGGCGAGATTCGCGATCCGTTCGGTGTCCCTGAGCATGTCCACGCCTCCGATTATGCCTATCCGAATCGTCCTGTCAAGTCGTTTTCGGTCCCTGCCCACAGCCCACTGCCCACTGACGGGCCGAGGCCTCGGCGAACCGCCGCGGCTGTTGGCCCGCCCCTCCGCCTGCCGATACTGCTAGCATGGCCAACCTGCTCACCGGCAAGTGGTCAGCCGAGTTCAAGGCCAAGCTCAAATGGATGCTGGCCGGCGGCTTCATTTCGATCCTGCTCTACCGTTTCTTCCATTCAGTGGTGGCCGGCTGAGGCCGGCCCGGAGGGCCTTTCCATGACGCGGATCCTCCGCACGGCCAACCTGGCCCTCGATCTCACCTACCGGGCGCTTTTACATTTGGGCCCTTGGTTCGAATGTCCGCGGTATTGGGTCGCTCTGCTGGAGTACCGGGTCGCGCGGTACCGGCTTGTCCGGGCGCTGGCGCGCCGCCGTGCACGAATAAATCATCCCGACGACGACGATGGCCAGCGGGATCAGCGCGAGGCGGGTTAGGGCCGCCCAGAAAGCATCCTTCTTCCGCTTGGCCTCCCGCTCTTCCGCCTCCCGGACCTCCCGATCCTGGGCTTTTCGCGCAAAATCGTGCGAGCGCTCCCAGAACGTCCCCGAGTCCGCCGATTCCTCGTCTTCATCCTTCATCCTTGATCCTTCCTCCTCACTTCCTGACACCTGACACCTCTCACCTGGCACCTTGCCGAGTACCGGAAGGCAACCCGCAACTACCGGACAGCCAGTCCGCTAATGGCGGCCTGGCCAGCGGAGGCAAGCTGGGCAACCGCTCGGATCTCCGCCAATCCCCAATCCCCAATCCCTCTTCCGCCGATACCACACCAGGGCGGCGGCGTGCCGGGGGGCATGCACCGTCGCCCAAAAGTCGCGGCCGGGTCCTATGCGGGAACATCCTCCCGGCCGCGGCCCTTTCACCACCGGCCGGGACGGCGTATTTCTCACGGCGCCGTCCGGGCCGTTTTTTCCGTCCCAATCCCCAATCCCCAATCCCCAATCCCTCTTCCGCCGATAACGGAGCAAGATCGCGATGTCCTTCCCGGTGCGCCGCGGTCGAGGTTTGGGCTTCGCCCGGGGCTGTATGCCAGCAGCCCCGGGCGTTTTGCTTCGTCCGGTGTCAGGTGTCAGGTGTCAGAGGAGCCGACGTCAATGGTCAATTGTCCGTTGTCAGTCGGGGTCCATACCGGCGGATTGGCCGGCGGAGGCCCCGTTGACGAGCTGGTTGTCCGTTGTTCCTTGTCCGTCGCGACTGACCACTGACCACTGACCACTGGCCACTCGCCACTGACCACTGACCACTGACCCTCCGATGCACGTCCACTGTCCATCCGCGACGCCGCCGCCCGCCC